GACGGGAACAGTAGCGGGAGGCGTAAGCACGGCTTCCCCAGCCTTTATGGCAATGTTGTCTGCCGTTGCCTGGGCAGCCTTCTCGGCTACATTGTCGGCGCCCTTCTCGCCCGTGTGGACGATAGCCTTGCCGATCTTTCCGAGGATGTTGCCGAGGCCTGCGACTTGCTCGGACTCTCCGGTAAAGGTTTCGCTTCCGTCGAACGGATTTGCGGGGTCTAGAAGGGTGTCTGGTTGGTCTGGGATGGTTCCGGTCATGGTATTGCAACTCCGGTTACGAGATGTTCTATTGCTTTGCCTGCTGCTTTCTTGCCGACAATAGTTGTTCCTTTAGCAACACCGGCTGCATCCACAGCAGAAAATCCAGCATCGAGCGCCCGCTTGTCCGGGATGCGAACACCTCCGGCAATCGGTACAGTCTGCATGCCGAATCCGTGAGCGGCATCCTTTACCCATTCCGGGCCCTGACCCATCAGCAGTTCACCGACGCCCATACCTCCGAGCAGCGGAACCCAGTCCTTGACCTCGTACTTGTCACCGATGTCCTTGATGGATTGCATCAGTTCGCCGAGTGCGTTTATGGCTGGATGCTCTGGAGGCAGGTTCTTAATTTCTGCCTGGGCGACGTTGATGCGTTCTCCGGTGAATCCAGCGTCCCCGTCGTTCGCCCAAGGCGTGGATTTTAGCCAGGAAGATTCCACGGACTGCCCCGTCAACGTATCGGCACCGTCATCGCCGATCTGTTCGTATGCCATTGACATATCCTCACCAGGAAGTCCGGCGTCAGCGTTGGATTTCTTGGCGTCGTACAGGCGCGTGAAGTCCTGGCGCATGTCGTCTGTGTTCCAGGTCATGGCATTACCCCCATGTGGCGAAGCTCTTTGCCGATCATTTCGATGTTGCGCATGATTCTCCGGCGCTCCTCGTAGGTCTTGGCCATCTGCAGGTTTGCGCGCTCTGAGGAAAGCTCAGTCCGCAAGATGCGGGTGCGTGCATCGTCCCTCGCGCGTTGTGTCTCTGGCGGTATCTGCCAAACGTCGCCCTGTGGCTTTGGCCCAGTAGTAACAGGGCGCCCGGTAGCCTTATCGATGATGGGGCCTGATGTCGGCGTCTGCGGGATCGTCTTGGGCTGCTGCGGGGCCTTCATTGCCTTAAGCTGTGGAAGGAAGTCCTGTGCCCATTTGAGATGATCAGACTTCCCTGACTTGGCCCGCTCGTACAGCGTGGACAGCGCCATGGAAAGCTTCTCGGAATCGTCCGAGGACAGCATGAAGGCATCGAACAGGCCGGAACCTGTTTTCTTGTCCGGCACCTGGAGGCGCAGGTATTCCTTTGCGGCTGTGTAGTCCGGAGACTGAAAAGGCCTTTGCCCCTGCTGAAAATTCTCGTCCTTCATAGTGCGGATGTCGGACATGAGTTGCCGGTAGGTCTGCGGGGAGATAGGTGCGTCCCCGATTTCACCGGTCAGAGGGTTGTATCCGCTGGCTACGCGGGTAAGCTGTTTCTCGTCCACCGTTCCTGTCAAGACGCCGATCTGTAGCTTGCGTACTACGTCGATATCGTCGCGCCCTTCCTTCTCCTGTTGGCGCACCAGTCCGGCCAGGATGTTGCGGTCTGACTTGGAGAGACGATCCGAGTTGTTGAGCAGGATGTCCTTGTTCAACTGCCCCAGGATGGACAAGTCCGTGAGTTCTCGCATGGCCTCGTCCTGGCCTTTCTTCATCGCGGCCTCGGCTTCCTTGTCGAATCGGTCTATGCGTTCGTTGACCTGGGCCATCAGGCGAGTGTTGTCCTCCGGGGATAGGTTTGGGTTGTAGGCCATGAGGCGGCCCTTGACCTCGTACAGCCGCTCTTTCGTGTCTGCCCCGTTGATGGCGTCGTAGTTGTTGGCGAACTCGATGCGGGTAATCGCCTTGCGCCGCTCGTCGATAACCTTGTCCGGCGTGAGCGCCCCGGTCGATACCATGACGCGCAGGGCCATATCGACGTTATCCGCGTTACGCGTCGAAATAGCCCGCTCGATGTTGGCCTCCCCCTCCATGGCCAGCCATTGCCGGCCCTGCTTCTGGGCGATGTCTGCGACCTTGCCGCGAATGCTGTCCTGGGCGTACTTGCCGAGACTGTCGCGGATGACTTGCTGCGCCTTCTTGTTGGTCGCCTGGCTCGTCAGGCTTTCCACAAGGCCCGCAGAAAACTTGTCGTACTCTGAGATAGCCCTGTTGTAGCGGGGGATAAGCTCACCGTTTGCGCCTTCGTCGAATGGTCTGGACTCCAGATCGTTCTGCCAGTCCTGGATTCGCTGTTTTCCTTCGAGGAGTGCCTTGTTCGATTGCGCAAGCGCCTCGGCCTCGAACATATTTTCGGCGTAGTTTGCGATCTCCTGGCCGAGCACCTTGAGGGCTGGCCCCGTGGAATTGACAAACGCGCCCTCCGGAATGCTTGGAGTTCCTGGGATGCGCTGCCCGAAGTCTCCGAGAGGAATTCGCATGGCTTATCGCCCCTTCCACTTGTTGTACTGCTGCCAGCCGCCGAGGATCGAAGCGCCCGCGCCGATGTAGCCTGATCGCGCGGCATTCTTTCCTGCCTGGCGTTGCATCGCTGCCTGCCTGTTGCCGCTGAGTAGTGCGGTGAAGGCATCCTGTTCGCTTGTCTGCGCGATTTCACGCTCCGCCAAGCCTGCGGAACCGGCCCCCAGCTTCACGCCTGAACCAGCAATAGCCGCCCTGGCCTCGCCTTCCTGGAAGCGCGCAGCGCGACGGATTTTCTCGGCCTTGGATGCGGCGTCATCCTGGGCATAAGCGGCTTGTGTGTCGTAATAGGCCTTTTGCTGGCGGCCTTGCAAAATGCTGCCTACAGCCTGGAACCCGGTAGACATCAACAGCAGTGTTTCAGTACCCATATTCAACCTCTAGTCCGATGACGCAACGCTTGAATCCCATGTGTTCGTAAAGCTGGGCCGTGCGTTCAGGGTCAACGCCGGTAGAACTTCCGGCCTGCAACCATACCGCGCCCATGTCCTTGGCCCATGCGCACATGCGCCTTATAAGTTCCTTGGCTGCCATGTGTCCCCTGGCATCTGGCCTGACGAACAGGGAAACCTCCTGGGCCACGACATCATCGCTGCACCAGTGAGGAACGGCCATCGCCAGGATGCCGCCGTAGATTTCCCCGTCTCGCTCCGCTACCAGCACTAGCCCGGTAGGCGCGAGGATGAGGGAGGCAAGAAACTCTGCCGTCTTGGCCCGGTTGAAGCCGATGCGGGACCAGCGCGGAGATTCCTGGTGCAACGCTTCGCCAAGGTCCAACAATGCGCCGATGTCTTCGTGATTCGCCGTCCTAATCATTGATCGTGACCTCCCGCGTTACGCACAGCACATGCCAGGGCTGGGGCTCCGGCTGCTCTAGGGTGATGTCGCCACCGTTCAAATCCCAGCCCAGAAGGTTGATCTCCTTGTCCCCGGTGAATGCAGTCGTCCATGCCGCAGTCTCGATAGGTTTGCCGTCTACCTGTCCGCCGATGGATTCCAGAAACTTGATATACGCCTTGCCTGTTCTGACCTTTCGGCCCTGCGCCGTGTTGTTGAACTGCAATTCGATAGGCAGGAGTTGGACAGTCGCGGTGTAGGGCAGTCCGACCTCGATTGCGCTTGCTGCTGTGTCCAGGGTGATTCCGCCGCTGCTGACGGTCTTTTGCCCGACGTACACCCCGTCTGCAATGACATCTACCGTCTCGCCCTCCAGGTGGTCGAAACCGCTCCATGATGTAGTCGGGCTGCCAGCCGTTCCGGTTACGGAACAGTCCAGTTTTCTGGCGTAGTCCATGCGCTCCACATACCGGACATCTGCCCCGTCGATGGTGCGCTTGACCACCATGACAAGGTGATCTTCCTCGCCTGCCGGAACGGAACAGATGGATTCGACGATGCCGCCGAAGTCGTGCAGGCTCCATGCTTGTACGTCCTGTGCCGCGTCGTAGGACATGATGGCGACCAGGCCGTTTCCGAGCACGCAGGCCAGTAATGAATATGGCTCCTGGGCATAGGCCATGTCTACGACGCCGCCGTAGGTGATGTGCTCGGCCAGGAGAGTAATGTCGTTGGATACGAAAGAATCCCGCTCGATCTTGTACCCGAGCGAAAGAACCTTGCGGCCTGCGCGCTGCGAGAAAACCACCTCGTCCCCGATGCGGATGGGGCGCACGCTGCTACAGCCGTTTGTGGATTGCTGCCGAACCTGTACGTTCGTCGGCGTGATGGGCTTCTCCACGCCTCCCTTGATGCTGAACTCACCAGAGAAGGACAAGGCAACGAGGGAAGTTGCCAGGGATACAAGGTGCTCGATCGGGTTGATGACTTCCGAGGCGATGCTGAACGCATAGGCTGCGTCGTCCTCTGCGCCCTTTGTGAATCCGACAGATACGCCGGCCTCTGAGCCCCATACACCCTGCTTGTCGTAGACCGTGTTCGCAAACACAAGGCGCTGTTCGTGCTTGGCGATGGCGCCCGGGTACACCTTTGCCGGCGTCTCGCTTGGGTGGTAGTACCAAATAGGGAATTCCTGCGTCCATGCACCGGACTGTGCTGCTGTCGTGTTATCCAGGACCTGCAGCACCCTTGCAGAAACAACGGTAGACGAGGTGTATGCAGTGATCTCTGCCAAGCCGCCGTTGATGACGACATAGGAACCGACAGCCTTTGAGGTCCACCCTGCAGTGCCGAGGGTCAAGGTGATGGTCGCGCCTATTGGCCCGACTGCGCTTGGCGTACATGTCGCCTTTGGGGAGTCCTGCTTGATGATGCGGTTGACGAGGTTTGAGGAGAACTCCTGCGTGATTTCAACCGTCACTTGCGTCGTGCTAGTGAATGCCGTCACCTTGGCAATTCCTGTGCCGTCTGCCTCCCAGATGTACCGGCCCACATCCGCGTTGATGAAGGAAGCCGATACGGCTGTCATGGGCACGCCTGTTCCTACGCCCTTGCTGGCTATGGTGATGTTCGTATAGGTCTCTCCGCCTTCCTCGAACCAAGGGGGTGACAATGACATTGCCCGCGCATAGATGGCGAAGTTCGACGGGTTGACGCCGACAAGCGTGGGCTCGACCTCATTCAGTACGACGGTCATGTTCGCGCCGTCCTGGATATGGCGGATACGGTCGAGCATGCCTGTTCCCCACGGGGTGGCCACGGCCTGGGCCGGGAGCTGTCCGCCCGTGAATTCGACGCTTACGATATTCATCGAGCCCGTAGACACACCCTTTGCGAACTGGATGTATCGCAAGTCATCGCTTCCCCATGTCAGAGCGATATCGACGTAGAGAATTCCGTTGATGGTATTGAACGTGCTCGTGCCGACGGTGCTGATGCCGTGGTCTACGACATACAACGTGACGGACTTAACTTCCCCCGCTGACACACCGATACGGACGGATGTAGGGCGGTATCCTACTGCCCACGGCCCTGGTGTCGTCGTAGTGCCTGAGTACAGGTAGCCGTTCGTTGTAGCTGCTGGAAGGTTGCCGACATAACCAGGATACACGGTAAAGTTCTGCGTCAGCCATACAATCGGCGCGTTGACGATCGCATCGTCCTTCCATGCGCGGATGATGCCAGCGGATGCAGAATCCTCGCTCAATTCCAGCGTGAAAGCATCGTCCTGGGATGTGGAGTAGCTGATGAGCTTTGTTTTCTTGCTGGAATCGTGTACCTCGCCCATGAAGCGGGTTCCGAATCGACGCACAACCCCGCCATGCACAAGCGGCAAGGCATTGCGCATCTGCTTGGCAGCGTTCGGATACTTGGCGATATCCACGCGGCCCATGAGCTTGGGAGAGAATTCCCCCGCCGTGAAATTCGTCTGAAGTACGTGAACCTTGGGCATGTCGTCTTACCGGAAACGCGAGGCAACAAGGCGAAGATCGCCGAGCATCTGGGCTGGGTCGTCTTGACCATCCACGGCGCGGGCTTCGCGCAGGAGCATCTTGAGCTTGTCCCACTCCGTCTGTTCCTTGCTGGTGCTCTGCGTGATGGCGTAGCACATGACTGAGGCCATGGCCTGCGTCACGACATCTACAAGCTGTGAGTCCCAGGTGTCCGGGTCTTCGTTGCGGTAGACATATCGGAAGTCGATGGCGCGGTCGTCTGCCAGGATGTTTCCGTCCTCGGACTTGAAGTCTATGTCGTCTTCGTCCTGCCCTACCTGGACATTGCGCAGCCAGTCGGAAGGCAACGGCAGCGCATAGGAATATCCCCATGCAGGCGTAACGCCTGGCCATGCGGTGAGTCCGAAACCGGTTGGTGGGTCGTAGGCAAAATCCGCATCCAGGAACACGGATTCTGCTGTGCTCGACGGGTCGTACAGGGAAATGGCCGGGAAGAACGCACCGGACAACCCCGTGAAGGCTGCGCCTGTTCCTGCGACAGGATCCCCGCCGCCCTGCACAACACCGTTGCGGGTGAAGTAGAGCTTGCCGTTGGTGATGTCCGGGATGATGCCGATAACGTCCCCGGCAACGCAGGGATCGCCGTAGGCCGTTGCTACGCCTCCAGTCACCTTGTTGCCTGTGCTTGCCTGGTATCCCCAGCCGTATGCATCCGCGCCTACCTTGTCTGACAGGCCCATCGCGGACTTGCAGATGCCGATACAGATGTCGGTAAGCATGTCTCCGATCGTGATCTCTAAATACTGCTGCCCGGTGGTGATAGACGCATTGCCGCGCGCCGCTGCCCATGCTGCTGCGCTGGCATCACGCGAGATATTCCTGCCGCTGATCGTCAGCAATGCGGATTTGTGCTTCGGGGAGAATGCGGCAGCCTCCAGCACGGTGCGCTTGATGGAGCAGTTCCACGGGTGGCCGCGCAAGATGCGATCCCGAACCTGTGTGTACATGCCGTCTGCAAGACGCGCCTTGTCTGAGTCCTCGGACAAGCTGACCATTTTCTTCTGTCCTAGCTGCATCAGTGCGTTGTTGCAGATGTCGAGTGCTGTAGTCGCCATTACCTACCTCTGCTGCTTGCTTGCGTGCTGCTGAAACAAAACCGGGGGCGCTTAGGCCCCCGGGTGTAGATTCCAAGTCCCGGGGGAACTGGATCAGTCAGGAGTGACGCATTCGACTTCGATACGCAGTTGTGCGTCGTCGGTCGGGTTTGCTCCGGTGAGTGTTGCATACACCTCGCACACTTCGGTCGTGACGTACTCGACGCCAGCAGCCACCAGGGCGCCGTTGTTCAGTGCGCTACGGCCTGCGGTTGCGATGGCCACGGATGCGGCAATACCGTCCGCATCAATAGCCGTCTTGGTGGCGAAGTTGCGGATGCCGACATCCAGGGTCACGGAAGCACCCAGCGCGGCATTGCTGACGAACGACCCAGCGGTAAAGCGTGTGCCGATGGGCAGCGGGATACCGGAGGCGATGGTGTCGTTCTGCGCCCAGGCAGCAGTGGCCGGAGACGTGATAACGACAATACGCTTCTTGCCGCCTGCCTCGTGGGGGGAGAGTTTGGTGCCGGCGGCGATCTTGGCAGCCTGGCGGGATACGATTTCAGCCATGATGTGACTCCTTTGTCAGTTGGCTTTGAGAAAGCCCGCCGAAGCGGGCCGGCTCATTACTGGTAGGCGATCTCGACGACGCCCTTCTCCTCCACACGCACGGCGCCATAAGAGCCAGCTTGGGAGAGTTGCAGGGTGTCTTTCTTGTCGGCGCGGCGGGAGGCCTTGCCTTCGACGAAACCGGTACCGCGATACAGAGCGGACTTGGCCCAGGCGACCGGGTAGTACACGCCGCCGCTGGAATACACGGCCTCGTAAGGTACCCAAGTGAAGCCCATCCACTTGCCGCTGATGTCGCCCTCCTGGAGCATCTTCACGGCCATGTGGTCGGCGCTCGTCAGGGTGGTATCTGTCAGCACGTCCTCCAGCATCCCGGAGGTGAAGGTGATGTAGAGCTCCTCGCCGTTGGCGTTGTCCATTTCGTTGGCACGGAACAGAGCGCGGGCGGTCAGCAGCTTGGCCTTGGTGAAGCCGGTAGAGCCGTGGGCGATCTTCTGGCCAGCGGTCAGGGCGACGAGGGAGCCGTCCTTGGCCTGGGAGTTGCCGCGCAGGGCTGCGTAGATGATGGCGTCCTTGCGACGGTTCCATGCGGCGTTCAGGCTTTGGGTGTAGGAACCGCTCGGGTTCGCCAGCACCTTGGGCTCGTCTGCACGGTCCACGGGCAGGGCCTGGTAAAAGTCCTTCATCAGCGCGACGCGGGTGCTGTGGTCAGCCTCGCTCCATACGGTATCGCCGTGGCGGACGTTGTTCTCCGGGGTGTCCTCGAGTGCGCCCAGGCGGTTGGCAGTGAAGGATTCTCCGGTAATGCTGCCCTTATCGAACGTGGCCATTTCGAGGCGAGATTCCTTCTGCTGTGCCAGCAGGCGGATGGTCTCGTCGAACTGCTGCACGAACGCATTGGTGATCGTGTTCGACATGATATGTACTCCTGAAAATTGAACGTGTTGTCTGTTCGCCTTTTCAGGTGATCCGCATTGCGGGCCTGCATTACGTCAGGTCTGGACCGGCTACCGTCTTCGTCCTGTCGGGCTTTGAAGGTGATCCGCGCGCCGCTGCGGGCCTTGTTGCCCGTGATATTTGTGTCTTTCGCTATCGGGTTCCCGACTAATTTTTACAAATCCTCACGGTTTTTGCGAAGCTGTCTTCACCAGCACCAGAGCAGCCCGAGCCGCCGTGAGCTCGTCCAGCCTGTCACCCAGCCAGGTAAGCCACTCCACCCGGGCCTGCAGGTGCTCGGCCTTGTTGTAGTCACCGGCCACGCCGGGCAACTCGTGGGCCAGGATGCCGCGAAGGATGTGTTCTATCTCACGAGGGTGACATACCAAGTAGCGTTCGCAGTCTATGGTGGAAATGGGTGTGGTAGGCATAGTTGTGATTTTATCGCAGGGGTGAGGGGCATCTCGCCACGGCGGCTTGAGGTGGTGTCATTATCCGCAAGCATTTTCTAATGCCGGGGGTGTATTTTGGGTTTTTTTGATAAGTTACGCGCGGATAGTCAACGGTGGGCTAAGACCCTGGCGGTCGTGCCGCCATCTGCGCGTTTGCAGAATGTCGGGTTGGTACCGACCCAAGCGGAGCCGGACCATGCGCGGGACGATGATATGGTCCGGCAGGACATCTTCAAGATTCGTCTGGCACACGACAGCTCACGAAATTTGGCGGCGCGCGTTCTGGTCGAACGGCGTTATGGGCAAAAAGGCTATTTCCCCGCAGGGGACAGCGAGAGAAATAAGGTGTGCCCGGAAAATGTCACACTCGCCACCTACAAGGGCAATGAGGTGATGGGGACCCTCAGTCTCGGCTTCGATACGGGGCATGGACTGCTTGTCGACGAACTTTACAAACCAGAGGTTGACAACCTTCGCCAGGCCGGTCACCGGGTATGCGAGTTCACAAGACTGGCCATCGACAGCAAGCGCACATCAAAGCGCATGCTGGCCAGTCTGTTTCATGTGGCGTTTCTGTATGCCGAGCGGATCTGGGGATACACCGATATCGTCATAGAGGTGAACCCTTCCCATGTTTCCTTTTATCAACGCATGCTGGGTTTCGACATTCTGGGAGGGGAGCGGCTATGCCCCCGGGTTAATGCGCCTGCCGTTCTATTGAGGGGGGACACGAAGTGGGGGCGTGAGATGGTGCGCAAGTTCGGAGGCAAGCCCGAGCTTGCAAGGCATGAAAGGACACTCTTTCCCTATTTTCTTTCACAGGTCGAAGAAGACCGGATACTGGAGCGCCTGAAGCAAGCGTGACCCCCATGGGTCATGCAAGCCTCCTTTCCAGGGAACGCTCGGGGTAGATGGGCCGGGCCATGGACTCACGCCAGCACCGTGGGCAGTGCGTGAACCAGGGCTGGAGCCGGTCGAAGACGATGCCGCACCCTTGGCAAATGGCTTTCGGGATGGCAGGCTTACGGATGTATCGTCTTTGGGCTGCCTCGTGGCGGCCCTTTTTGTTGTGGTTGGTCATGGCGGCACCTCAGGCGGTGCGCTGTTCGGCGAGCGTTTTCCTACGCTTTTCCTGCCTGGCGGCATAGTTCGCTGCCTTCATGTCCGAATCTCTCACGGCACGGCTACGCTCGATTTGCAGCTTAATCCAGGCCTGAACCTCGCTCTCTACCCAACGAACAGCAGTCGGGGTATCTGCTCTGCCGCCAACTGAAACAGGTGACGGAAAATCAGGGTCATATTGGGTATGTTTTTGATTCAGGCGGGCATATATGGCACTGCGGCCAAGTCCCGTGAGGCGTTCAACTTCCTGCCTTTTTAGCAGGGCCTCTTTGACGTGTTCAATCAGTTCGGCCATGTTTAACTTCCTTTCCAGAAAGACCACTCCGGTATGGAATGGCATTGGCCACCGATTTAATTACTACGCGTTATCGGTTTCCCGACTAAATAAAAAAGGCCCGCACGAAGCGGGCCAAGTCCTGGCGGTGGGCTGCTGTCTGTCAGAGCGCGGCGGCTGTGCCGTAAGTGCGTTGAAAATGCTCTCTAACCTGGCGCGATACGCGCTCGTGGTCGATGTGCTTCGGGTTGTTGTACGCCTCGGATGCCATCAGCTTCTTGATGTCGTCGGACGCAACGGGAGAGGCTGACCCTGGCGGCGTGTCCTCCTGAAATTCCTTGCTGATGGCTGCCATCATCTTTACGAAGGTCGGATTGCGCGCGAGTCCGCTTGCTTCCTCGTCGTACTCGATGCCGGCCTTGCGGGCGATGATATGGGCCGTCTTCCAATAGGCGTCGATGTTGCGGTTGTACTCGGCATCGTCCTTCCACGTCTCGCGCAGGTTGGCCTGCACGGCTTCCGTGTCCATGGCCTGGGCGCCCTGCACCAGCAGCGGGGCGGTCTTGGCGTATTGGGACAGCACATAGGAGACCTGCTCGTTCGTCATGCCCTTGGCGTGGGCCCCCTTGAGGAACCCCTTCGTGCCCTCGTCAGCCATGAAGGCCTTCACGTCGAAGCCCTCGTCCGCCTCAACAGTAGGCGCGTACTCCTCCGGTGTCTTGGGGGGAATGTCGCCAGATCCAAGACGCTTCTCCAGGTTTGCGCGGTGCTCCTCGACCTTTTTGGCGGAGGCCTCCAGGTCGATTGCGCCGTCGTCCTTGCTTACGCGGAACTTTTCTGGGATCCAGTTGAACGGGCTTGTGTCCGGCGCTTGTTCCTGCCCTTGCGGCGTCCCGCCCAGGACGGAATGGGCCTTTCCACCCGCTTCGGCAGCACCGGCTTGTGCGCCTGCGCCAGCAGCTTGTGCCGCCCCTGCCTGTCCTGCATCGGCTGATACGGAAGCACCGCCCCCAGCAGCGCCAGCATCAGAAGCTTGATCTTCATACTTACTCCGTTTCTTGAACATGGTCTTCGACTCCATTCGCCTGGTTGATGCGCGCGACAATGAAATCCACCACGGAACGCGCGCCTTCGCGGTGGTATGTTTTCAGCACTGCGTCAATGCCGCCTGTCGTGACGGCTGGCCTGCTGAATCTCTGAATCAGTTCCTCCAGGATTGCAGCGCCTCGCTTGTCGTCCTCGAACACGGCCTTGTAGATGGGCGGCTTCAATGGCTCTGTGCTCATGCGGCTTTCCTGAATTTAGGGAGCGGCTTCACGTACCACTCGATCTCGATCTTTCCGACCTTGCGGCTTTTCTTCTGCCGGAAGTACAGCGTATCCATGTCGATGTGCTTCGACATGCGCTTGAACATTCTCCACTCTGCTGCAGATGGCTTGCGCCGCTGCCCGCCGTAGTCCACGACGAATAATTGCGTGATGTCTGCTGCCTGGATTGCCTCAACTACTCCGGCTTCGTCTACCGGGTTCACGGCCAGGCCGAATGCGACGATAGACGACATTGAATCTACATCACGTCCGAAGCCCTTTAGGATGACGCTCATATCAGCTTTTCTCGGCGTTCTGCGCCGCGTCCCCTGTAGGGCTGGGCACCAGCTGCGTCCTCGAACAAGTCGGCGGACAGCAGAGGGGTAACGTCGTCGTCGTCGTAGATCGTATGCGTACCTGCTACGGGGTCTGTTATCTGCTTGTTGCGCTGCATCTTCATGAGCAGGACGGCATTCACATGAGCCCATACAGCAGCGGCAACATCTTCGGCAGTCGGGCATACCCCTGGAACTACAGGATTCAGTACACACACATCGGCGTAATGGTTGTGCAGGGCATCTGCAATGGCGAGGGTTTCCTCACTGGTGAGGGCCACGTTGTCCGCCAGATGCGCGTGGATGGCGTCGGCAATGGCCAGCCAGGTATCCAGCGTCAGGCCAAGCGTGTTGGCGATGTGGCCGTGCAGGGCATCCTGGATGGTTAGGTTGGTGGCGTTGCTGGTGTCCAGGGTGACGTTATCGGCGGCATGTCCGTGCAGGGCCTCTGCGATAACCAGGAGTACGTCCGTGCTCAAGCCGAGGTTGTCCGCAGTGTGCGCGTGAGCGGCATCCTGGATCAACAGCAGCCAGTCCGTTGACAGACCAAGGCTGTCCGCCGTGTGCCCGTGGGTGGCGTCTTGGATTACGAGGTTCGTTGATAACCCCCCGCCACCAGCACTTGGTACGGCACCAATCGCCAGTTTGCCAATTGCGTTAGTGCCAATTGCCATTGGTTAAACCCCAGCCAAGAGAACTTTCACCGATGCGGCCAGAGTCTCCAATGCAGCCTTGATCTGAGGCGTGCCCATTGCGTTGGCGTTCTTCTTGATGTTCTCCATATTCGCAGCGGCAGCAGCCTTGTCTGCCGTCCGTTGCGCCTTCTCTGCCGGGTTAAATTTATGCGTCAGGGCCATACCGCCTCCACTGCGTTGACTTCGTTCACAGTCGTTGCCGCGTCAACCGCATCCTCGGCAGTGTTGCTTGCGGAGATGACGGCCTGTTTGTGGGCAATAAGTGGAGCACACACGCTTGCAGAATATGTACCATCCGCACAATTGATCTGGGACTCTGCGCTGAAAGTGGCGTAAATCAGTTCCTTTGCCTTGGCCCGAATGTCCGCCAACTTGGATGCTTTGGCGGCTTGAAGAATCTCGGTTGGCGTGGCTTGTCTGGATGAACCATCAGCCATATCGACACGATAAGTTCCATCACCGTTATCTGAAACGCCGACACAGTTTGTGATGTTGAAGAATGTCAGCATTTCACATCCCCTGATGTGTTGCACTGTGAGTAGGTGACACCGGAAACACCACTCTCAACTGTGGTTATGAAGTTGTATCCAGATACAGGCATCAGCTTACCGGAAGCGAAAAGCCGCGAAGTACCGGCAGTCGTTGCCCCTGTGTAATCCCCGATATTTGTGGTGTTTGTGACGTTGATTCCAACACCAATGTATCCGGTCGAATTGGAGGACATGCGCACGAACGTTGATCCAGTTACAGACTCAGAAGCCACGGATACAACAAACTGAATACGAGATGCCGTAGCGTTGTTCCACTCCCGCGCCGTGCCTGTGGTGTAGGTATGGCTTGTCGTCTCCAGCTTGGTCATGTTCTTGGTGACGACGTTGTAAACGTTAGACAGGAAACGCTTTTCTGCGCTGTCCTCGGTCGTCGTCGTGGATGTCGTGTAGAACGTGCCCAGAAGCAGGCGTGTCTTGTCTCCCGTTTTGCACAACCTGCCATCCTGATATGTAACACCAGTTGCTCTGGTTGTTCCGTCCGTCCAAGCCAGCATTTCCAACGCCAGCACACCGCTAGAAAGGTAGGCGAACACATCGTAAGGCTTGCCTGACGTAATCGTTCCTAGCGCCAGTGAAGTCTCAGAAAAGTTGATGTTTTCCCAATTCGCGCCATCCCACAGGCTGATAACATTGTGGACATATGGCGTGTAATAAACAGTCGTTGCCGATGTTACATCTGAAGTAGTGACAGGCACGCCAGTCGTAAGCGTTAGGCGTCCACCTGGGATCATTGCAGAAGACCCGATATCTGCGCTCTTAAGCCTGTATGCACCGCTTATCACATACACCTTTGCCGAGCCAGATAGGCTAAGAGCCGAGCCTGTGCTGGACTCTTCAAGCGTTCCGCGCGTAAGCGTCGTTCCAGAATGGGTGTAGGTGCAATCCCGCGCAATCTCCCATGCGCTTCCGTCCTCGATCAGCACGTCCACATTGGCGTCTGCTCCGTAAGCACTGGCGAAGCTCTGGTACCCTGTTTCCGCGCTTCCAAGCGTAATCGTCCCCGTGCCAGTTGTGGCCGTGGACATGCCTACACGGTTTTTATAGCTGGGGATAGCCATGATTACGCCGGGTCGGCTAGTTCAATGTCCCAGGCCGGGAAGTTCACGGTGTTGGAACCGTTCGCGGTGAGCGCCTGGGAGGCGCAGGTGGTGACGTAATCGAGCTTGCTGTTGGTCACATCCAGTAGGGCGACGTGGGTGGCCGTGCCGGAGGCGTCGATCAGCACGCCTGACTTGGCTGCCACGGTGGTCTTGCGCCCGCTTGTGTCTCCGTTGGCGTTGGTGAAGTCCGTGGAAGCAAGCGTGACATCTGCCAGGGCGTATGTGGCGTTGGCTTCAGCGTAGGTGGTGGGCTGCGCGCTGCACGCCACCTGGCGGGTGACGTTGTTCTTGAGGATGTTCAGCGCGCCGTCCAGCACGTCGTCGTGGACCGTCTTAGCCATGATTGTCTCCCAGGCCGATGGTGGAATTCTGGATGTCCAGGTCAGTGCTGCCGGCTTCTGCCGTGCCAGTTGCTACGCGGCCTTCCGTGTCATTGGCCCAGCCGTTGGCGACAAAGCGCGCGCCGTCCTCGTCGGATACGGTGCGGATGTCGTCCTTGACGAACTGGTCTCGTCCGTCCTTGAAATCTGTCAGTACAAGAATCTTCATGGTCTACTCCTGTTGTTTGTTACTGCCGCGCAAGCATTGCCGGCGCTGCCTTGGTTACTACGTCTTGCATCATTGCTTGTTGCTGCATTGCCTGCTGCTGCTCTGCCTTGGATTGACGTATCTCGTCTACCGTTTGCTTGTCGTGCAGTAGCCGCTGCGGTACGCCGAGCAATTCGGAGCGATGGCGATCTGCTTCGTCCCAATCGTACAAGTCAAGCAACTCAGGCCGAACGTCTGCCTTCTGGAGCAGCGTCGTCTCGAATCTATCCATCGCCGTGACTTCCTCGAGTTGCTGGGCACGCGCCAATGGGCTGATGTACTTCACGGTGAATTCGCGGTTTGCGAGACTGGCTGGCGCTTCCCCAAGGATGCCTGCACGGTAGGCAATGCCGAAACAACGCTCGACGAGGACTTGAAGGTATTCAGGTTGCACCCGTCCGAATGTCGGACCCATCTGCTGCCGCAGGAGCATCAGGTTCGCGTGGACTTCCGTAGCCGTAAGGGCCGGACCATCGCGTGGGGTAAGCTGGTCTGCCATCAAGGTCTTGCGAACCGACGCCTGCAGATCCTGCTTTGCCACCCATCCGAGTTTTACATCCCCGGCAGGCCCAAGCGGCTTGATGCTGTCAACGCTGTTGGCGATGATGACCTTGCGCGGGCCGATCTTGATACTGCGCGGATTGAGTACGCCGTCGTCCTCTGCCACGTACATGCCTGCAACGCCCATTTCCGTGCCGGCCTTGTTCAGCAGTTCGAGGTCGTTCAGTTCCTTGATGTCCGGCAGTGCGTCGTACACCTTGCCCACTGCGTAGGGCGAGTTTGGCAGCTTCTGCCAGCGCGGCACACAGCAAGGGAACTCGTGATACCCGGACTCGGATACGACCTTGTTCGTCTTGACCTCTACCTTGCAGCTGGCGAATGGCAGGTTCTTCGCGCGGATCGCTCCCGGGTTGGAATCCTTGCGCGGCTCAATGGCATGAACGAACGTGACCTTCTCGTCCGGTTTTTCCTTGGCCAGCTTCACGCATTCCGCGCTTAGGTTGTCCCCGTACTCTGCGACGGCCTGCTCTGCCGTAAGCGTGTACTCGCGGTACAGGGTGTCGATGAGCCCGCCCGGCTTGCTGGACGCGATGTAGCACTGCGCTGTTGCCCATTGCTCGAAGTGGTACCCGCCAAGCTCTCTATCCTCGTCCACGTAGAGCACGAACCATCCGGCGCACACGTCGTCTAGCATGGACTCGTAGCTCACGGCATCGAAATTGGAGGCGTGTATGTTTTCCCAGATGGATTGCGCGGACTCATCAAGCCATTGACGTTCCTCGTCTGTGTCGCTGTCCACCATGAGGCCGAACCATCGCGCATTACTCGGCGTGAGCCCGGATACCATCGCGGCAGCGAGCACGCAGGCCGCATCGGAGGCTGTGGAGTCGAGCATCTGCGCCTGCTTGCGCTGGCCCGTAACGGCGTCCATGCTGCGCTCGAAGAACCCGTCCGCACGCAGCGGGAAGGTGTAGGCGTAGCAGTCTGCCCAAACCTGTTCGTGAGGCTGTCGGATCGTCTTTAGCTGGGCCAGCCGTTTGGTAATGCGAACGCCTTGGTCCATACATCAGCCGCCTAGGTTTGGTTTGCCGTAGGAGAGGATGGATGTCGATCCTGATCCGCCTCCGTTTGTAGAGCCGCCCAGGGTGGAGCGGCTGCGGTTGCTGGCACTGGAAACCCGCGCATTGGCTGCGGCCCTGGCGAGATTGTCGGACTGCGCCCGCTCGGCTGCGAGGGATGCCGCAGACGGTGCCTTGGGGGCCTTTGGCGCCAGAGCGGACGAAACAGCCGCGCCGGCCAGGGACAGGAGCACCGTCTCGATGCCCATGCTACTTCTCGGCCTTCTCTGGAGGCTTGGGACAGACCCATCCTTCGCTTGACAGCACAGCACGCTTGATCTTGCTAGCGTCGATGGTGGACTGGTGCGGAAGACCGTCTTCCTGCCTGGTTTCCTTTGGCTCTGCCTTGGTACGGCGCGGCTTCCTGGGCTCTGCCGTGTCTGCTGGTGCGACGGCTTCCTCAAACTCTTGTTCGCCCGGTACTTTGGGGGTGACAACTGGTGCGCTCATTGCTGGCTCCTCTATCTGCCAGCGTCTTTTACCCCCCCTTGAGTATCGGGTTCCCGACTATTTGAGCGGCGACTCGTAGGGCTTTTTGCGCAGTTTCCTCGATGTCCGATTGCACCTGGAGGCCGATATAGGGCCTGCCGTGGTGATCGGAACGTCCGCACGGTGCATGCCTGTCACACGCAGCCAGTAGCCGATGAGCACTTCCCCATCGCTGTGCTTCGGCTCTGCGCCTTCCTTGTAGCCGTAGATCGTCGAGGTCGGTATCCCGGTGGCCTCCCCAGCGTCGTAGAGGCTTTTACCTGCCCGCTTTAGGTCATCGATGAGGCGGAACCAGTCCACGCGCTGCATCAGAGGTACCCGTGCAATGCGAGTTGCAGGAGGATTGCGCACACCGTCGAGAATCCAAGCATGAAGTACAGGAAACAGCGGAATGGGCTCATCTCACATCTCCATCGAGGCTTGTTTGCTGGGCACATTGATTTGTGTGATTTCCACCTCTATGCGGGCCTCTCCATCGGGCTCCATGCGCTCAGCGGTGAGTCTCCACACCTGAGCGTCGTCCTCATAGGCGATACCCTTGAGGGCGTCAATCGTGACCTTGAGGGCGTTGTCAAGGTCGATGGAGCGAACCGTGTCGTCCCATCCATCCCCGTGCTTGCGCATGCGCCTGGCGGCATCCTTCGGCAGGGCAGGGAACAAGCGGCACACCACATGCACACGTCCGGCCATCGGCTCGCGGAACCCGGATGCCTTGGCCATCCATCCCACCTGTGTCTTGTACGCCTTGGCCTCGTCTGACAGGACAACGATGGCCCGCTTGTGGCCACGTGGGACGAAGCTTCTCCAATACCTGTTCGCCGACACGGGCCAAGGGAGGGACAGGACATGGCTCATGCCACATTCCCCTTGCTTCCAACAGGCCCACGGCGGTACACCGTGATCCCATCAATCACCACGCAATCCGCCCCGCCACTGTTGCGTGACTTGTATATTTTTCGTGCCACTTCGAGGCCGAATTTCTCAACCAGACCAGCCCGGAACCTGCGCGCACGCCTCCTGTCTCTCACCCGCTTGCTCAGTACCGGAGGCTTCCTGGCATCCTGTCCAGCACCCCACTGGTACACGGCAACCATGACACCACGATGGTCCCTGCGCCACTCTGCAACGTGGATCATCCCGGCACGGCGCATCTTGCGAATGGATTTCCTGGCATTCTCCGGGTAGCACGCGGCCTGGGTGTAAAGCTCACGGCTGTCAAAGCGTCCAAGAACCTTGGCAGTCAGCATGATGGGCCCCATATGCAGGCCCGAAAACGC